CTGGGCGCGTTTGTTATACGATGGAGCTAACCCCTGCTTATGTTGATGTGATTATTGCTCGTTGGGAGAAACTTACAGGGTTGACTGCGGAACTTGTTGAGGGGTAGTTATGCCTGCTGGTAGGCCTTCTAAGCCTGTTGAGGTGAAACGCAAGTTAGGTAATCCTGGTCAGCGTAAGTTGCCTAATCAAAATGAGATTCAAATGTTTGAGCCTGCGGTTAGTGTGCCTGAACCTCATCGGCCTTTGTTGAAGCCTGGTCGTGAGTTTTGGGATCGGGTTTGGGGTGTTGGTTTGTCTTGGATTAGCCCTAATACCGATGTTGAGTTGTTGTTGATGACTTGTGAGCTGATTGATGAGCGTTGGAATTTGCGTGTCAGGGTTATGCAGTCTGGTGATTGGCGGGAGAGGCGGGGTTTGCGTGATTTGGATGCGCGTATTGTGTCTAATTTGAGTTTGTTGGGGTTTACTCCTGCGGATCGTTCTAAGTTGGGTGTTGCTGAGGTGAAGGCTATAAGTAAGATGGAGCAGTTGAAGCGTAGGCAGGTTGAGCGTGAACAATCTAAATAGTTCTTGGCCTCCGGCTTTGTTGACTCCTAATAGTTATGAGTTTGGGTCGCGTGGTGATGATGCGATTGATTTTATAAATACTTTTGTTACTTTGACTAAGGACAGTATTGCGGGTAAGGCTGGTGAGCCGATTAGGTTGCGTGGCTGGCAGGAGCAGTTGTTGCGGGATACTTTGGTTTTGGATGAGCGTGGGTTGTTTCAAAAGCGCACTGCTGTTTGGGCTATGGCAAGGAAAAACGGTAAGTCTAGTTTGATTACAGGGCTTGGGCTTTGGTTTTTGTTTAACGGTGATGAGGGTGGTGAAGTTTATAGTTGTGCAGCTGAGAAGGAGCAGGCTCGTATTACTTTTGGTGATGCTCGTAAGTTGATTGAGCGTGAACCTGAATTGGCTGCTATGTGCAACATTTATCGGGATGTTATTGAAGTGCCTTCTACGGGTAGTATTTGGCGTGTTTTGTCGGCTGAAGCGTATTCTAAGGAAGGTTTGAACCCTAGTGCAGTGATTATGGATGAGATCCATGCGTTGCCTAATCGTGAGTTGTGGGATGTTATGCAGTTGGCGATGGGTTCTAGGCCTCAACCGATTATGTTGGGGGTTACGACTTGTGGCGTGAAAAGCGATGTTACAGGACAAGATAGCACTGCTTACCAGTTGTATCAGTATGGGCAGAAGGTTGCTAAGGGTGAGGTTGTTGACCCTAGTTTTTATATGGCTTGGTGGGAAGCACCATTGGATGCTGATCATAGGTTGGAAAGCACTTGGATGCTAGCTAATCCTGGTTATGGGGATTTGAACAGTAAAGAGGATTTTGAGAGTGTTGTGAAAAGGACACCGGAGGCTGAGTTTAGAACTAAGCGTTGTAATCAGTGGGTTAGTTCTAAGACTGCTTGGTTGCCTGCTGGTGTTTGGGATGGGTTGCAGGCTGATGTTGAGGTGTCTAGGGATGCTGAGTTGGTGTTGGGTGTTGATGGTTCGTTTTCGGGTGATACGACTGCGATTGTTGCGGTTACTGTTCCTAAGAGTGCAGATGAGAAGCCGCATGTTTGGTTGGTGAAGGCTTGGGAGAAGCAACCTAATGATCCTGATGATTGGCGGGTGGACACTATTGAGGTTGAGGACACTATTCGCATGTTTTGTCAGGAGTATAGGTTTGTGAAGGAGATTGCGTTTGACCCTTTTAGGTGGCAGCGTAGTATGCAGGTTTTGATGGATGATGGGTTGCCTATTGTGGAGTTTCCGTCTACTTCTGCTAGGCGTATGATTCCAGCCTGCCAAAAGGTTTACGATAGCGTGACTGAAGGCACTTTGACTCATAGTGGTGATCCGTTGTTGTCTAGGCATATTGATAACTGTGTTTTGAAGGTTGATAATTTGGGTGCGCGTATTGTGAAGGAGTCGCGGGCTTCGTCTAGGCGTATTGATGCTGCGGTGGCGTTTGTTATCGCTTATGACCGTGCTACAAGTAAACTAAATAATGATGTTGTTCCTGAGTTTTTTGTGTTCTAAGGGTTGAGTTTGATTTCTACGATTTTGCAGGCTGTTGGGGTTGCTGTTGTTGCTTTTGGGGTTGGCTTGATGTTTGTTCCTGCTGGTTTGGTTGTGGCTGGTGTTGGGGTTTTGTTGTTTGGTTTGGCTTTAGAGAGAAGCGGTAAATAATGTTAGGCAATTTGTTTGATGGTGAGTCTAGGGCTATAAGTTTTCAAAGCATTTGGGGTGCAGGTGATTTGACGAGTTATGAAACTCAGTCAGCTGCGTTTGTTGACTATAACTCTAGTTTGCAGGTGAACGCTGTTTGGGCTTGTGTGTCGTTGATCAGTGACACGATTTCTAGTTTGCCTGTTGATACTTATATTCGGCGTGATGGTATTGCTTACCCTTATCGGCCTAAACCGTCTTGGGTTACTAAACCTGATGTGATGATTCCTAGTATCGCGTTTTGGCAGCAATGCATGATTAGTTTGTTGATTGATGGTAATGCGTTTGTGCGCCTGTTTAGGGATAGCCAGAATGAGATTATTAACATGATGGTTTTGAACCCTAAAGCTGTGACTATTCAGCGTAATAGTGTTGGGCAGAAGTTGTTTAGTTATACCGGTGAGCATGGTAAAACTTTGTCTACTGATGATGTGTTGCATGTTGTTGGTAGCGTGTTGATGCCTGGTGAGTTGCGTGGTAAGTCCCCTGTTGATACTTTGAAAGAGAACATTGGTTTGGCGATTAGCTTGGAGGGGTTTGCGGCTAGGTTCTTTGGTCAGGGAACTCAAACTACTGGTGTTATTGAGTATCCTGGTGCGTTGACTTTGGAACAAGCAGAGAATTTATCTAAATCGTTTGATAACGCTCATAAGGGTTTCCGTAAGGCACATAAGACTGGTGTATTATCGGGTGGAGCTAAGTTTGTTGCTACTCAGGTTGCTAATGATCAGGCGCAAATGTTGGATTCTAGGCGTTTGGCGGTTGAGGATATTGCTAGGGCGTATCGTGTGCCTCTAAACATGATTGGTTTGAATGAGCGTGGCGGGCAGAGTTATAACAGTAATGAGCAGAACGCTATTTCGTTTGTTGTTCATACGCTTAGACCCTGGCTCGCTAAGTTAGAGGATGCGTTTAGCACTTTACTGAAAGATACTGCCTATATTGCTTTCAGCACGGATGAGTTGTTGCGTGGTGATTATGCTACGCGTATTGAGGGTTACGCTAAGTTGTTGCAGAACGGTGTTTTGAGTGTCAATGAGGTTAGGCGTAAAGAGAACATGCGGCCTATTGAGAATGGCGATAAGGTTCGTGTGCCTCTAACGAATGTTGATATTAATGCTGCTAATTTGGTTGAGGATGAAACTAAGGTTGATATGGCGCAGAAGTTGATTGCGCTTGGTTTTGTTCCTGAGGATGTTTTGAAGTCGCTTGGTTTAGCTCCTATTGCTCATACAGGTTTGCCTAGTGTGCAGTTGCAGAATCCTACGACTGTTCCTGATGGTAGTTATGAAACAGGTGAATGATGCCTTATTTTATTAAGCAAACAAGCGCAGGTTGGGACACTGTTAAGGATGACGGTGAAGTTTTAGGGAAGCATAAGACTAAGGCGCAGGCGATTGCGCAGATGGTTGCTGTTTCTTTGAGTGAGGGTATTGCTCCTGGTGGAGAGTTGAAGCGGGCTGTTGACGCTGGATCGTATTCACCGCCGGAGGGTGTTGCTGTTGCAGCTAAAAGGGCTTTAAGGTGGATTAGTAAAGGGTTTGCGGGTTCTGGTTTTACTGCTGTTGGTAGGGCTAGGGCTGTTCAATTGGCTTCGGGTAACGCTGTTTCAGCCGATACGGTCAACCGTATGATCAGTTATTTTGCTCGCCATGAAGTTGATAAGCAGGCTACTGGTTTTAATTCTGGTGAGGATGGTTTCCCTAGTGCTGGTCGTGTTGCGTGGGATGCGTGGGGTGGCGATGCAGGTCAGTCGTGGGTGAATGGTTTGAATGAGTCGCAAAATCGTAGTGATGGTGTTTTGGTAGATAAAATTGATGTTAGACAAATGGAAGGTGTTGTTTTGACTGAGTTGCAGGATAAGGCTTACAGTTTGAAGGGTGACGCTTTGGAAACTATTGCGAAACTTGCTGAAACTGTTTATGAGTTGTGTGAACTGGTTGACGAGTTAGCTGTAACTAACCCTGAACTGCCTGTTGAAGGTGAAGTTGTGCCTGAAGCGCCTGAAGTTGAGTTGGAGGTTGATTCGGCTCGTTATGTTGATCCGTCTAAGGTTGTTGAGTTGCATGAGCGTGGTGAGCGTGTAACTAAAGGTTTGGAATGCAGGCAGTATGTTCAAGACTTGGAAATTAGAACTAACGAAAATGGCGGTAAAACTTTACGCGGCTATGCAGCAGTATTCAATTCGCCTAGTCAACCATTACCGTTTATTGAAACTATACAGCCTGGTGCTTTCAGGGACAGCCTAAACAGTCGCAACGACATCAAACTGCTATGGAATCATGACACTGGTATTGTTTTGGGTTCAACTAGGGCAGGCACTTTAAGATTGGGTGAGGATGCTAAAGGCCTTTACTTAGATGCTGATTTGCCAGATACAACCGCAGCGAGAGATGCAGCGATTAGCATTGAACGCGGGGATGTAACCGGATTTAGTTTTGGTTTCCGTGTGCCTGTTGGTGGCGATGAATGGCCTTCAGCTTCTCAGCGTATTCTAAAGCGTGTCAACATTCACGAAGTAAGCATAACAGCGTTTCCAGCCTATTTGGGGACTGAGGGAAGTGCTAGTGTTAGAAGCGTGAGTGAACTCGTAGATAAGATTGCTAAACTTGCTGAGTTGCGTGGCGTTAGTGCAGAGGAATTGACTGAGGCTTTGCTGGCTTTAGAAGCTGGTCAGGAACTTAGTGAGCGTCAGGGTGAGTTGTTGACTGAAACTTTGTCTAAGGTTTTGGCTAAGGATGAGCAGGTTACCAATGTTGCTGGCTTGCTTGATCTAAAGAAGTCTAAACTTGACCTGTTGATGAAACGGGTATAAACTGACTTCACTGGTTTCCTTTGGCCAGAATAAAAAAATGAGCTAATTCTTTTCCCCTGCCAAAAGCAGGGGTTTTTGTTTTGTGTATCCGTATAGTGTATAGAATTATTTTGTAGGTGCGTTTATCCCCTGCGTGAGTTGCGTGTTTATCCCTTCTCAAAAAATCCCTTATTTATTTATAGTCTTGAAAGGACTAAACCTATGAGCGAATTTCTCGCAAAGCAGGTTGATGCTAAGAACAAGGCGTGGCATGAAGCTAAGGCTCTCATTGATTCAGTTGAGGCTCGCGGTGGCGAGTGGACTGGTGAGGATGAGGCTAAGTATGCTACTCTAACTGCTGACATCAACAAGCGTAATGAACTAATTGAGCTTGAGAAGCGTGAGGCAGCTACTGCCGAAGCTATTCAGGCTGCTGCTGTCAACTTCAAAGACGCTTCCGTAAGCGACGATGAGGCTGACATTCTCCGTAAGATTGCTAGAGGTGAACAGCGTGGCTACGAATTCCGTATCACCGGTTCATCAACTGGCGCACCTGTCCCAACCTCGTTCTACAACGAGATTGTAAAGGTTGCTCGTCTAGTAAACCCTCTACTTGACTATGCGACTGTATTGAACACTGCCTCTGGTGAGAACCAACAAATTCCATCTCAGGCTGGTTTCTCTACTGCAACTATCGTAGGTCAAGGTGTTTCTATCGGCACTAGCGAACCTACATTCAACGCATTCAAAACTCTAGGAGCATTCAAATTCAGCGCAATCAGCCAGCTGTCTAGGGAACTGATTTTAGACTCCGGCGTTGACATTATTGGCTTCCTTGCTGAACAGTTTGGAAACGCTTTTGCCTTCGGTATCGGTGACAAGATTGTTAACGGAACCGGCACGGTGGAACCGCAAGGGTTCTTAACTGAAGCCGGCACCGGAGTGACCGGAGCTACCGGAACTGTTGGTGCGTTCACTGCGGACAATGTTATTGACCTTGTTTACAGCCTTGACGGTTCACTTCGTAAGCTCCCATCATTTGCGTTGCTAGCAAACAGCACTTCTATTGCTGCGCTTCGTAAACTAAAGGACACTTACGGTCAATACCTATTCCAAATCAGCGACCGTGCTGACCGTGCCGACCTAGTTTTGGGTGTTCCAGTTATTGAAACCCCTGCTATGCCTTCACCTGGAACTGGTGTTCGTTCCCTAGCTGTTGGTGACCTAAAGTCGCTATACATCCGCAACGCTGGTGGTTTGGCTGTTGACAGAAGCGATGACTACGCTTTCGGCAACGACCTAAGCACTTGGCGTGCAACTTGGAGATTGGACTCAAGACTGATCCAAACTTCAAACATCAAGGTATTCCGTGGAGGAACTGCCTAATAGCTGACTGCTAAGATTTCACCCCCATTCTGGCTGCGTAGGGCTGGTTTGGGGGTGTTTTCTTATAGGCTAGGGCTATGACTAAATCTGCTATTTCTTGGTATTCAAATTCGTTGAATCAACCTACCGGCTACGGAACACAAAGCAAACAGGTTATCTCTAGGCTTGTTCGGGCTGGCCATAAGGTTGCTATGTTGTCTAATTATGGTTGTGAAGGGGTGAATCAGCAGATTGAAACTGGGTTCGGCAAGATACCGCATTATGCGCGTGGAATGAATCAGTATTCAACTGATGTGTTACCGCTAAATCATGCTCACTGGAGCGCAGAGAATCCAGGTTTACCTAATTTTTTGATTACCCTTTACGATGTTTGGGTTTTGGATAATCCTGCTTTAGACAGTATTCCTATTGCTTCGTGGGTTCCTGTTGATCATCAGCCTGCTCCACCTAAAGTGTTGGATTGGTTAAAGAAGCCTAATGTGTTGCCTGTTGCTATGTCGCAGTTTGGTAAGCAGATGATTGAGAATGCAGGGCTTGAAGCTGAGTATGTTCCTCATGCTGTTGAAACAAGTATTTTTAGGCCGTCAACAAAGATGAGTGATGGTGGGGATAGTGTTGAGTTTGTTGGTGGTAAAGATAAGTTTGTTGTTGGCATGAATTTCGCTAACAAGGCTGGTGGGTTTATTCATCGTAAGGCTGTTGCCGAGAACTTTTTGGCGTTTGCTTTGTTTGCTTCTAAGCATGATGATGTGTTGCTTTATATTCATAGTGAACCGTTTGGGAAGCAGTCGGGTTTTCAGTTGCCTAACATTTTGCAGGCTTGCGGTGTAGCTCCAGATAAAGTCAAGTTCGTCGATCCAATTCAATATTCTTACGGAATAGAACAGAGGGATTTGGCGGCTATCTATTCTGCTTGGGATGTCGGCTTGTTTTGTAACTATGGTGAAGGGTTTGGTATTCCACAGTTAGAGGCACAAAGTTGCGGGATTCCCATCGTCACTTCTAACTTTGCCGCTTCAGCAGAGCTTGCAGGGCCAGATAGTTTCCTTGTGAATGGGCAACCGTTTTGGGATGCCGGTCAGCATGCTTGGTTTAATGTGCCTCATGTTCAGGGTATTGCGGATGCTTTGGAGCAGGCTTATCAGCGTGGCAAGAAGTCGTTTCCTGATACTTTGGCGTTTGCTAAACAGTATGATGCCGATAAGGTTTTTGATGAATTGTGGAAACCGTTGATCGCTAAATTGAGTGCTAAATAATGAAACTTATTGTGCCTGTTTTGAACAGGTTTGATTTGTTGACGCGCATGGTGAACAGTGTTGATGTTGAGGCTACTGTTTATGTGATAAATAATTCTGGTGTTAGACAAGATTTTGTTTACGATAATGCGTTAGTGAAAATGCATTGGGTTGATTTGCCTAGTAATCTTGGTGTTGCTTCGTCTTGGAATTTGGGTATCAAAATGTTGCCTTTTGAGTCGCGTTGGTTTATCACTTCTGCTGATACTTGTTTTGCGCCTGGTGATTTGAGTTTGCTGGATTCTGCTAGGGATGATGCTGTTTCGTTGTGTAGTGTGTTTCCTTATTGGCAGACTTTTGCTGTTGGGCAGAGGGTTGTTGAGCAGGTGGGTTTGTTTGATGAGGGGTTGCATCCTATTTATTTTGAGGATAACGATTATGAGCG